GTCAAAGTAACAGTAGAAGCATTACCACTTGGAGGAGATTCAAAATTATAATATAATAGTACGATGGCAATAACAAAAGCACAACAATACAAACAAATGTTACGAGATGGTGGAGTCACAGAAGATATAGGTTTCAGTATCGTTAAACCATCTAAAAATGGTTTAAGACCAGGTTATAGAAGAGCTAATTACGATGCCTCTGGTGGTGGATTAAGAGATAGCTCTCCTGGAGGTAAAGGACCAGAAAGACAAGGTAGAGATACAGATTTTCAACAAAGAGGAGAAAGTAAAAGAGATTATCAAAAAACAAGTAAACAATATAGAGATAGAGGAACGCAACAGGTTTATGGAGCACCACAAAAAATAGCTGAAGAAACTGCAGCAGAATTTAAAAAAAATTTAAAAATAAAAGAACAACAAGAAAAAGAACGAAAACAAAGAATTTTAGAGGAACAAAGAAGAAAGCAACAACAACAACTTAGTGCTTTAGGAAGAAGCACTACCACAAGATTTGGTAATCCTAATATAACAGGTAAATTTCTTGGAGAGGATACTAGTAAATTTAAAGATATTGAAACTTTAAAGAGTTTGGGCGCTATAGAAGAAGATGATGAGGATGATGCAGCAACTGCAAAAGCAATTGGAGAACAAAACCGTCTTGAAAAATTTTTAAGTAATATACCTTCTACCACTGGAATAATAGGAAGTATTTTAGAAGAAATACCAGGAAAAAGTTTAAGTGAAATGTACGAAGATTATGGAAAAACTGAAAAATTTAAAAGTAGATTTCCTGGAATAGATACTTTTGAAGAATATCAACAAGCTGTGTTAGATGGTAAGATAAGTGCAAAAGGTGGACTAATGGGTGGATTTACACCCGGTGGTATTCAAACGTCAAAAGACGGAACTACTACTCAACTATTTCAAGGAGGGCAAGACAATCCTCCAATACCTCCTATGACCACAGGATCTGTTTTAGGATCTACGGATTTTAAAAAAGCAGAAGTAGATGATAGAACAGAATTAGAAAAACTATTAGCTGCAAGAGGAGATGCTTTTAGATTCTTTGCAGATGGTGGTATGGCCGATGATGATGATCTAGTAGGTGGAATCATGGATCTTGAATCAGGTAGACAAATGTATTTTGGAGGTAAACTTGTAAAATCAATTGGCAAAGGTTTAAAAAGTATAACAAAAGGAATTAAAAAAGTTGCTAAATCACCAATAGGTAAAGCTGCTATATTAGGAGCTATTGGTTTTGGAATACCTGGAACTCAGTTTGGTGGTTTGTTTGGAACTGCAACTAAAAAAGGTATATTAGGAAAATATGGTTTAGGTCAAACTTTAGGTATAATGGGAAAATCTCCACAAGCTTTAGGCGGTAAGACACCTGGGCTAGGTGCACTATTACAAAGAACATTAGGTTTTGTAAAAGATAAACCACTCACATCTATTTTTGGTGCATCGATATTAGCAGGTCTAACACCACAAGAAAAACAAAAATTATTAGAACAAGAAGAGGAAGAAGGTCTTGACATAGCTGCAATTAGAGGAGGCGAACCATATAGATTATTAGCAGAGGGTGGTAAAGCAGAACCTGTAGCTAAAAAAACTATGCCTTTATTAGACATGAACGGTATGGAAAAAGATTATAGAGAAACAGGTGGTTTTGTAGAAATGGGTAGAATGGAAAGAGCTGATGATGTACCCGCTAGATTATCCAAGAATGAATTCGTATTTACAGCTGATGCTGTAAGAAATGCAGGGGATGGAAATATAGACAAAGGCGCAGAAGTTATGTATAACATGATGAAAAACCTCGAAGCCGGAGGTGAAGTATCTGAAGAATCGCAAGGCTTAGAAGGCGCTAGAAAAATGTTTCAAACATCACAAAGACTAGGAGAAGTCATATAATGTCGACGCAAACAACGATAGCAAGACCAGCAAAATTCGTAGAAGATTTAGGAAAAGATTTAGCAACACAGGTTGTTGCACAAACAGCCGTACCTGTAGTAACAACAGGAACTGGTGGTATTACACAATTAGCTGGAGAAGCGCCTAAACAATTTGCAGCTAGACAAAGAGCTGCTCAACAATTTGATATTAGACAACAAAATTTAGCAGGAATTGCACCACAAGTCGCTGCACAAGATCAATTACAAAAAAGAGCACAAACTTTAGCAACACAAGGTATTGGTTCTTTTCAACCATTTGTACAACAAGCACAAATAGCATCAGCTGCCGCAATCTCGCCACAAATCACTCAACAGTTTATGTCGCCGTATCAACAACAAGTTATTGATACAACATTAAATGAATTTGACAGACAAGCACAGGTACAAGAACAACGGATCAGGGACCAAGCAGTAGCTTCTGGTGCATTTGGTGGAGGCAGAGAAGGTGTATTACAATCAGAATTTAGAACAGGAAGCGATAGAGAAAGAGCATTATTGCAAGCAGGTTTATTACAACAAGGATTTGGACAAGCACAGCAATTAGCTGCACAAAGATTTAATCAACAACAAGGTCTGGCACAATTAGTACCAGGACTACAAAGACAAGACGTTGGAACTTTAGGTCAGCTGGGCGCGCTGAACCAAGCTCAACAACAAGCAACTCTTGATGCACAAAGAGAAGCGGCAAGACAAGCTGCATTCTTACCACAAGAACAAGTGGATAGATATGCGAACATTGTTACTGGAATCATGGGTGGTTATCCAGGTCAAACACAAACAACTAACGTACCTAATCCTACGCCATTACAAACGGCTCTTGGAGTTGGTTCAACATTAGCTGGAATATATGGAGCAGTAACGGGTAAATTTAATCCAACTAATTTATTTAAGTAGATAATGAACAGAACTTTAAAAAGACCAATGTTTAGAATGGGTGGTTCGGCAGGGACTGGTATCACATCAGGATTAGATACACCAAGACAACAGTATGATGAAGGTAATCGTGTAAGAAAATTGTTTGAAGAGAGAAAATCAATGTTCGATCAAACAATACCTAATCAGAGAGGTGGTTTTATGCCAGGATCTGTATCTTCTTTTTTAACTAACTTTGGGTTAAATTTATTATCTGAAACGCCAAGAGGCAACATATTTCAAACAGCTGCAGTAGCAGCTAAAGATCCTTTTAATAGATTTCAATCAGCAAGAGCACAAGAAGTATCTGATCAAAGAGCATTAGATCAAGCAATATTAGGTGATGTTATAAGTGAGGATTTCAAATCTAAACAACAACAGAAATTAATCGATGCTGGTTTTGAAGAAAAGAAAATGGAATTAGAAAATGAAATTAAAGTTTTAGAAATTGAAGGAACACAAGATTCTCTTAAAAGAGCGGAAGAACTTAAAAATGACATTAAATTATTAGAAAAAGATTATGAATTACAGAAAAAATTTGGAACAACAGGTAAAGATTTTGACCCAGGTGCAGCTGCAAAAACATCAAATGTTATAAAAGGTCTTGACGATGAAAAATTAAGTTTGACACAAGAGGCAGAGGGAATAAAAATTACTCCTGAAAATGAAAGAACAGCAGAACAAAATAAAAGATTAAGAGAGATAGAAACAAGAATAGGCTCTATTGATGATATTAGAGCTAGTGTATTAAAAGAGTCTTCAATAATAGAAAAAATCGGTGCTTTAGATCAAACAGATCAGTTAAATACCATAGTTGATCAAAACATGGCTAAAGGCATGACGTATGAAGAAGCATTTAAAGCGGCACTAGAACAATTTAAATTTTTACAAAACATGGCTGACGGTGGTAGAGCAGGGTATCAAGTTGGAGGCATGACTACTCCACAACAAACACAAGAAACTATTCAAGAATCACCAGCACAAGATTTAACTTATTCGGAACTAAGAACTAGACTACCAAACTCTATATCAGATCAAGTTGTTCAATTGTTAGCTAACAGTAAACAAGCTTTATTAGATTTTGCAGAAATAAGAACTCAACAAGATGTGGATCAATTCAACCAACAATACGACGTAACTTTGACTCTACCACAGGAGGGTTAAAATGGCCGACCCATTTCTTAAAAAACAACCCTCACAAATAGAAAAAAATACTGCTAGAAAAATAGTAGAAAACACTCTTAATAAAAGAACTAAACCTGTAAAGTTTACATGGGGTGGTTTAAAAAATTTAGGTTTTTTCTTTGAAACAAATCCTTTCGATAAATTAAAAGTAGAAAGATTAAACGATATAATGGAGGGCCGAAGCAAGGCTCAAGAAAAAGATTACATAGATTTTTTTGAAGACGTAGAAAAAGCTTTATATGGCGGTGTTCAAGACTTAGGTTATGCTGTTGGTGACTTATTAACATCAGGCATTGATGCAGCGGCAGGCACTAATCTTACAGAAGATCTTACAAAAGTATATGAAGAAAACAAAGTAAAAGACCCTGAAACACTTACAGGAGAAGTTACAAAACTATTAACGCAATATGGTGTGCCAGGTGGTGGTGTATTTAAAATATTAAATAGAGTCAAAGCATTATCAAAAGCAAAAAAAGTAAAGAAAACAAGTGACAAGGCAATCAATGCAGCAAAAAGAATTGGTTATATGTCAACTGCATTCGCGGCAACAGATTTTATCGCATCAGAACCAGATAGAGAAACAACAGCGATACCTCTAGAAAATACAGAAGGATTGTCTGGAAGAGAACTTGCGTTAGCTAGAATAAGAAACAGAATCAGATACGGTGCTGAAGGTGCTGCATTTGGTGCAGGTTTTACATTATTAGGTAAACCACTTGGCCTGGGTATAAAATATGGATTATTAAAACCAGGAGCTAAAGTGGCTGGTATAGGTTTAAAAGCAGTAGATAAAGCGGTTGTAACACCGATCACGTATCTTGGAGCGAAAGCGATACCAGCACCTGTTGGTAAAAAAATAAGAAACGCAAGTAATTTTGTAATAGATAAAGCTTTGTCTACAGTTATCACTGGTAATCCTAAAAAACAATTACCAGAGTTTGCAAACTGGAGATTATTCTCAACAGATAGTTTAGATCCTGTAGAAAGAAAACTAAGACGACTAGATAATTTTTTATCTTATTTTAGATCACTTGGTAAAAAGACAGGACTTGGTTATCAAATAACATCTGATGCAGCAAGAGCTATTAAAGCAGATCAAAGAAAAATAGAAAAGTATTTAGAGTCTATTGAAAAGAAAGCATACAATTTAGCTAAAAGCTTTGAAGATCAATACAATACAAAAACAACGTCGAAGGCAAGTCAAGATTATTATCTTGATCAAGTTTTATCTTTTTTAAAAGGACAAACACAGAAGTCTGCATTGCCAAAAGAATTACAGACCACGGCTCAAGGACTAAATGACGAGTTAGTGAGAATTAAACAAAACTTTGGAAACTTATTACCTGAAGGCGATTTAAAACAATATGTTTTAAAAAATTTAAAATCATACATGCGTAGATCTTTTTCTATATTTACAAATCCTGCGTATCAACCAGATAAAAAAATAAAAGAAAATGCAGTAAATTGGGTTTTAAAAAATGTTGTAAAAGCAAATAAAGATTTAAGAGAATCCGCAATTAAAACACTTAAAACACCTAAGATGTCAAATGAACAGGCTTTGAAAGAAATGGCAGAGACAACAGTGGATGGTATACTAAGAGCTGGTAAACAAGACGGTGCAGATCCATTAAACGTTATAAGAAGAGTAGCAAAGAAAGATTTACGATTAGATACTTTAGTTAGAACAGGTGATGAATTACCAGATGTAATTAAAAAATTATTAGGTGAAGAAAATAATTTAAGATCCTCTGTTATGTTAACATCTAACAATGCAATTACACAATCTATAAACAAAATGTCTATGGATAAACTTGCAGACATAGGAGTAAAAGAAGGATGGTTATTTTCGAGTGAGAGTGCAGCCACTGCTAAAAGATTTTTTAATACTGAAAAAATAGGTGATTTAAAAAGTCTAGGTTTGATGAAATCAAACATGTCAAAACTATATGCAACACCTGAATTTGTGCAGGCATTTAGAGGAACCAACAAAGGTTTAGATAGATGGATACAATCTGGTTTTTATAGAAATCTTTTACAATTAAAAGTAGCAGCTCAATACGGTAAAACTGTTCTATCTCCCGTAACACAAGTTAGAAACGTAACTTCTGCTGGTCTGTTTCCACTAGCGAATGGACATATAGGTGGCAGAGCGTCTGTATCTGAAGCAATTAAAATGGTTGCTGATGATATATTTGGTGCTGGTAAAGTAATTGATGAAGAGAAATTTTTTAACAACATAAGAAGAAAAATAGAATTAGGTGTCATTGATGAAAACATTGTAGCATCAGAGCTACAAGCTGTTCTTAGAGAAATAAAAGATACAAGAGGAATTACAAGTTTAGATAAAATTATACGTTCATTATCAGAAGGTAAATTTGCACTTAACGATGAGTTTGCATCTAACGTAGGACAGAAGTTAAGTAATTTTGGTAAAACTGCAACAAGAGTGTATGCAGGTGGTGATAATTTATGGAAATGGTATGGACACACTTATGTGACAGCTCAACTAAGACCGTTGTTTAATAATGTATCAGATGTAGCAAAATGGTACAAAGAAATAGTTGGTAGAGAGTTCATGAGAAAAAATAATTTTGGTGTAAACGCCGGTAAACTAAAAACATTAGATGAAGCCACTGAAGAGGCTGCTGCATGGTATATTAGAAACACATACCCAACATACAGTAAAGTTCCTGAAGTTATACAAAGTTTAAGAAAATTACCTTTTGGTAACTTCGTGTCTTTCCCTGCAGAAATGATCAGAACCACGTTTAACATACTAACTATAGGTGCAAAAGAAGCAACATCTGCAAATCCTAAATTAAGACAAATGGGACTTAGACGATTATTAGGTGCTTACACAGTTTTAGGTGGCGCATCAAAAGGAGTATTGGGTTTAGCGAGCGGTTTGTCAGGAGTTACAATAGAACAACTAGAAGCGTACAAGAGAAGTCTAGCTGCACCGTGGAACTCAAGAGCAACTATCTTACCTATAAATAAATGGAAAGATGGTGTGGGTAAAGCTGTAAACTTTTCATACTTTAGTCCTTACGATGTTGTAACACAACCAATAGAAGCTTTACTTAAAACAATAAAAGAAGGTAAGTTAAAACAACAAGACGTTGAGTCTACAGTATTTGATTTATTCTTTGGTGAAAAAGGACCAGTAAGAACTCTTGTAGATCCTTTTTTAACACAATCAATCGCTCTTGAAAGATTTACAGATGTATTACCAGCTGAATTGTTTGTTGGTAATAGAGGTGGTGTAACAAAAACAGGAGCTTTGGTTTACTCACCAACAGATTCAGGTGGTGAAAAAGTCACAAAAAGTTTAGTACACATTATCAGAGGTGTTGAACCAGGAGCAGTAACTACAATTGATAAAACATTTCAAGCAGCACAAGCTGATATAAAAAGAGGTGGAACCCCTGCAAATTTACAAGATGAATTACTTGCATTGTTATCTGGTGTTAGAATAATTAACGTCGATGTACCAAGAAGCATGCAATACAAAGTCACTGACTTTAATAAAAAATCTAGATTAGTTACATCAACAGAAAAATTATTTAGTTTACAAAATTTTAGACAAAGAGGACCAGAGGCTTTGGTGGATGAGTTTAGACAAATACAAGATGAAAAATTAAAAGTTAACAGAGAATTTTATATTGTATTACAAGACGCACTTGCAGCAGGAGCTAAGAGAAGTGATTTAATAAAAGTTATGAAAGATAGAGGTATATCTTCTAAAAATGCATTTAGATTGTTAAGAGGTCAAAACATTCCATATACAGGATATGAAGGTAGAATGGAAAAAAGATTAAAAGACGCACAAAAATTTGCAAGAGATAGAAATGAAGTAGTGAACAGAAATTATTTTTATCCTAAATTAGATTTTAGAAAAGTTGTAAGAGAATATAAAAATAAAAAATTAAATGTTGTTGAACCTGAAGAAACATCGATAGAGGAGCCAAAACAACCATCAATTAATCTTGATAGTATTAAAAATATATTTGGTGAAGCTCCTATACAAACACCACCATTACCAAATACACCGATGCCAAACGTGCAAATGACACAACTAAGAAACCCCACAACTAACTTGACACGTACACAAGAAGCTTTATTATCACCTGAAGAGCGAGTTATCGCTAGTAGAAGGACTACATAATGAAAAATAAAATTAAAAGTTTGGGCGGTATGATAGGCGTGTCCTATCGGGTATCTTTTGTGGCGGGGGTCACAGAATAATGGCTAGAAAATCTGCATTACAGAAAATAGAGGATCATGAAAAACTCTGTAGAATAATGCAGAAGCAAACGTTCGAACAAATAAAAGAAATGAAAGAACGTATTAGAAGAATTGAATACATGATTGTAGGAGGAATGGGGTCACTCATTTTAGCTTTAATCATGAATTACATGAAATAATGAATCTCTCACGAAACTTCAGCTTACTAGAGCTTACCAAATCAGACACAGCTATACGTTTGGATATAGATAACAATCCAAATGCAGATCAAATAGAAAAACTAAAAGCATTGTGTGAAAATATTTTGCAGCCAGTACGTGATCACTTCGGTAGAGTCAAGGTTACGAGCGGGTATCGTTCTCCTGAATTATGTGCAGCGATAGGTAGCTCTGTAAATTCACAGCATGCCAAAGCCGAGGCCGCAGACTTCGAATGTGTTGGCGTAGACAACGCTGAAGTTGCTGATTGGATCAAGATGAACTGTACGACAGATCAGTTAATACTCGAGTTCTATACTCCTGGCGAACCTAACAGCGGATGGATTCATGCATCTTACGTGGAGTTTCAGCCAAGAGCACAATACATGAGAGCTTACAAAGAAAACGGTAAAACAAAATACAAACCAATTATTGGTAGAGCTGTAGATCTAGTTTAGATCCATTCTTTTAATTTTTCACCCATAACTTCAGACGCAATATTAATCTTATCACGTAAAGCTTTTACAATCTTTTCATCAACTGTATCTTCAGCGATGATATCAATATATGTTACAGTTTTTTTCTGACCTATACGGTGTGCTCTATCTTCTGACTGTAGTCTTTTCTCTAAATCATAACCGTTAGAATAATAAATTACAGTGTTTGCTTGTGTAAGTGTAATACCATAACCACCTGTTTGTGGTGTACCAACCAAGAATCTACACTCTGGATCAGTTTGAAAACGTTTAATATTTTCTTGTCTTATTTCTTGTGGTGTCAAACCATAATAGTGCACATAACATTTATCACCAAACTTCTTTGTAAGTTGTTGTATAATATCTCCAACACTCATTTGATAGTTGGCCCAGATAATAGCTTTACCCTCTGTCTCTTCAAGAATAGACATTAACTCATTCATTCTATTGCTTTCAACAGATTGCACAGAACCATCATCAGCTGTCACATAACCACAAGTAATTTGATGTAGACGCATTAACTGTGTAAGCACAGTCATAGTCGTAGTTACTTTACCATTTAACACAGCAAGAGCGTGTTCTTTCATTTGTTTGTAAACTTTCTTTTGATCTGGTGTAAGTTGTATATGTCTTTTAATAAAATTCTTTGGCGGTAAATCTAAACAATCTTCTTTCAATACTCTGTATGAAAATTCCTTAACAGTATCAGACAACTCACCAAGATTTTTAAACTCACTAACAACTTGTATTGATCGACCACGAAGATGCATAGTTTTCATTTCTGCATAACGATTACGAAACGCGTAGTATGATGTAAAGTCCAATAACCACGGATCAAGGAACTCACACTGACTATATAAATCAAGAGGATTCTTTGTGATAGGCGAACCTGTAAGTATTCTTTTGTATTTAGCTTCTTTACCAACAGCTATTATATTTTTAGTTCTACGAGCTGAAGGTGTTTTAATTGTAGTAGATTCATCAACAGCCATCAAAGCATTGTGACTAGCTACAAACTTTCCTGCAAACTTTCTACCCTTATCTGTACTAAATGCTTCTACATTCATAACTAAAATATGTAATGCAGTCTCCACTTCAAACAAAGTTTCGAGTTTTTCTTGTTGTGTTTTTGTAATATTTGGTTGCCACAATACGGTCACATTTTCAATATGATTTGGTAAGTGTGTTGGAAGTTCTTGTTCGTACCAAGTTTTAACAACACCTTTAGGTGCAATAATTAAGGCACCATTAATTTTACCTTTGTCGTATAACATAGCAACGTTATCTATTAATACTTTTGTTTTACCTGTACCCATCTCCATAAAGTATGCGTAGTTTTCTTTGTTCCATGACTTTTCTAAAGCAGTCAATTGATGCTTGTATGGCTTTGTTTTAAATTTATAGTTCATAATATTTTCTTCTTTCTAGGGTTGACATATAATCCAGGATGAATTATATGTCAAGTCATAATGTCAGAAAGAATAGTTTATGTTATTCAAGAGATACCTGGAACAAGGTATGGTAGACCTAGAATTAATATTTTAGGTGCAGAAGAATTTGGACGATTAGAATTTTTACTACCAGAATTTTCACAAATAATTTTTTCACCAGGTCCTCTTATTTTTGAGTTAAGAAAAAAATTAAAAAACTTTAAGAAAGAAGATTATATATTATGCACTGGTGATCCTGCTATCATAGGTATAGCATGTTCTTTAGTTTCTGATATTACAAACGGTAAATATCATTTACTAAAATGGGATAGACAAGAAGCAAAATACTATCCTATAACAATTAATTTGTACGAGAAAGGAAAAATAGATGACAATTAATTTTGAAGCAGATCAACAAGATGCCATGAAGAAGACTGAGAATATTCAGTCACTTGCAGACCAAGTAGAAAAATTAGAATCATTACAAAGTAGATTACAACTACAAGAGGATAATATTAAAAATACAAAGAAAGAGATTGAAAAAATCTCTGGAGATATTATACCGACAATGATGAGTGAGATGGGGCTAGCAGAATTAAAACTGCAAGATGGATCTCACTTAAAAGTTTCAACGACGTATCGAGCTACCATAACGGAAGCGAATAAAGAAGCGGCGTTTAACTGGCTTCGTAACAATGGACTAGGAGATATCATTAAGAACGAGATCTCGGTGTCTTTTGGTCGTAACGAAGATAACAAGGCAGCGTCTTACGCTGAACTTGCGAAGGGTCAAGGGTTCCAACCGACACAAAAGATGAAGGTAGAACCCATGACTCTGAAAGCGTTAGTCCGTGAACGTATTGAGGCAGGTAAAGAAATGCCAACGGAAATTTTCGGAGTATACTCTGAAAATAAAACTACAATAAAAAGGAACAAGTAACATGAACCAAGTAGCAACGAAAAAAGAAGGAGCATTAGCTGTAAATTTATTTGAAGCTGATGCACAACAAGGTGCTCAAAATATATCGCAGGAAGATCTTGCGTTACCTTTCTTAAAAATTTTGGGACAGCTATCACCAGAGGTTAACAAGCGTGATGGTAAATATGTCGAGGGCGCTGAACCCGGCAAAATCATAAACACTGTAACCAATCAATTGTATGACAGTATAAATGTTGTACCATGTCATTACAAAAGACAGTACATTGAATGGCAAGACAGAGGTACCAGTAGTGGTGCACCTGTTGCGATTCACGAGGCAGATAGTGATATCATAAGCCAAACAACTAGAGGTAAAGATTATAAAGATAGATTACCGAATGGTAACTATTTAGATAATACTGCTAGTCACTTTGTACTTATTGTTGGTGATAGCCCAGAAACTGCTTTGATTTCTATGAAATCTACTCAATTAAAAGTGAGTAGAAAATGGAACTCAATGATGATGGGTTTAAAAATGCAGGGTAAGAATGGTTTATTTACACCGCCTACATACAGCCACATTTATAAACTATCAACCGTCCAGATGTCTAACGACAAAGGAACATGGTTTGGTTGGGATGTGTCTAAGGTTGGTCCTGTTGAAGATAAAAGTATCTATGACATGGCAAAATCTTTTGCAACAAGTGTAGGTAAGGGTGAGATCCAAGCTAAACACGGCTCAGAAGAGGCGGAGTCTAAGCAACCATACTAGAATCCTAGGTAGTGGGCGTCGAAGCGAGAGTGGATACGCCCACTTAAAATGTGCTAAATGATAGAAGATAGAATAGAAAGATTCAGAAATATATTTCAAGGTTTAGACCGTGCTCATGGTGTCACCATCGTGGGTGAATCAAACGGTAATGGTCAAAAAGTAAAAGGCAAATCGTTTGTAAAAAGAGATCCTGTTACACCAGAACTGTGGTTAAAACATTTACAGGGTTCAGAAAATTTAGGTATCATACCAATCAACGACAACAACGAATGTAGATGGGGTTGTATTGACATAGACTCATACGCAGGCTTTGATCACAAAAAATTAATTAATAAAATAAAAAATTTAAACTTACCACTAATTGTATGCAGATCTAAATCTGGTGGAGCACATGTATTTTTATTTACATCAAATTATGTATCAGCAAAAATAATGAGAGATAAACTTGTACAGATTAGAGCTGTGCTTGGTTATGGTAATTCAGAAGTTTTTCCAAAACAAACAGAATTAAAATCGCAAGATGATACAGGAAATTTTTTAAATTTACCATACTTTAATGGTGATGATACAGTAAGATATGCTTTTGATAATGAGGGTGATGCTGCTAGTCTAGAAGGTTTTTATAAATTATATGAAACAAAAGTTATTACTGCAGACACAGTAAAAAGTTTAGAAATAAAAAGACCAGAAACAAAATATTCAGATGGACCACCTTGTATTGAGTTGATGTCAGAAAACAAAATAGGTGAGGGTGGTAGAAATAATGCACTGTTTCACTATGGTGTTTATGCAAAATCTAAATGGCCAGATGGTTGGAAATCAAAAATAGTTGTGTTTAATGAGACTGCTATGGAACAACCACTATCTGATTCAGAAGTAGACATAGTTATAAAACAACATGACAAAAAAGATTGGGGATACAAATGTAATGATCAACCTATGTGTAGTTTATGTGACAAGACACTATGTAGATCTAGAAAGTTTGGTATAGGTCAAGAAGTATTGTTTCCAAATCTTACAGACTTACAAGTCATAGATTTAGAAGATCCTTACTATTACATGAATGTAGATGGAGAAAGACTAAAATTAGACAGCGTTAAATATCTTAGACAACAAAGTCTATTTCAAGAAGCATGTATGGTTCAATTAAAAACTAGACCACCTACACTAAAAGAAAAAGATTGGGTGCATCTTACAAATCAATTGCTACAAGGTGCAGAGGTTACAGAACCTGCAGAAGGTTTACGTACAGAAGATCAATTACAAAATCATTTAGAAGAGTTTTGTTTAAATAGATTATCTTCAAGTGATAGATCTGATCTACCAAAGGGTGGTGTGTGGACAAACAATGGCTATCATCATTTTGTGTATGACAGGTTTTATCATCAGTTTTTAATGCGTAGAAGATGGGATCTTGGTTATTCAAGAACAGCACAATTGTTAAAAGAAAAATGTGATTGTGAAAACAAAAGAATAGGAAAAGAAAAACTATCTGTGTTTGTTGTGAAAGAGTTTGAAAAAAAGAATGAAGAGTATAAACAAAAACAACTAACAGACGAGGCGCCATACTAATGAAAACAATTGTATTGGGACCACCAGGAACAGGAAAGACTACAACTTTGTTAAACAAAGTAGATGATTATTTAAAACACACAGACCCAGATAAAGTTGGTTACTTTGCATTCACACAAAAAGCAGCATACGAGGCGAGAGAAAGAGCTGTAAAAAAATTTAATTTAGAAGAGGATGATCTACCATACTTTAGAACACTACACTCTTTAGCGTTTAGAAGACTAGGCATTAAAAAAGAAAATGTAATGCAACGTAGACATTACATGGATTTAGGAAAGAGAATAGGTTTTCCTGTAAACTATGCTGTGTACGAAGATGATCACTCAGGTATCTTTACATCAGATAGTGAGTATTTAAGAATTATTAATCTTGCTAAACTTAGAAACATAACACCAGAACAACAGTATGATTTAAACGAACATAACCAAGAACT